GGAGGGGGCACGATGAATGTGACGCCGGAATTGGTGAATCATCCGCGGTTTCATGGGCTGCAGACGGCGCTGAAGGCGGCGGGGTATCCCGGGCTGGCGATGGAGGTGCTGGTGCGGCTCTGGGGCCATTGCCAGGTGGCGCAGCGGGGGGAGAATTGGGGGAAAAAAGACCCGCTCTACATCGAGGCAGTGGCGCGTTGGGAGGGAAAACAGGGTGAATTGTTCAAAATTCTCACGACGGACTTCTTCGGCGAAGGGCCTTGGGTGCGCGTGGATAAGCGGGGGATTGTGTCGGTGGTGAATTGGGAGAAGCACAACGCGAAGCTGGTAAGTGCTTGGAAAAATGGGGTTTACGGTGGGCGTCCACCGAAGAAACAAGAGGTTGAACCAAGCAAACCGAAGGTTATCCCAAGCAAAACCCATGGGTTTCTGGTGGGTTCCTCGCGGGATAAGCTATTAGATAGGAGTGGAGTGGATAGGAGTGGAGGTACTAATACACCCCCCCCAGCGGGCGGGTTGCACCCGCAGGCCAATCAAGGGGAGAAGGCAAAAGAGGGCGGCGCGGCCGCTTCGAAGGAGTATCATTGGCCGACTTGGGCGGAGTGGAAGGCGGCGGGGGAGATGGAGGCGCTGACGGTGGAGCAGGTCCAGATGGAGTGGGATAACCAGGAGCGGAAGCCGGCGGCGGAGCGGTGGCGCGGGATCGATGTGGAGCGGTTGCGGCATCACGCGGCGTTTGTGCGGGAGCAGCGGCGGATGCGCGGCACGTTTGTGCGTGGGCCGGGGTCTGAGGTGCCTAAAAATGGGCCGCAAAATGCGACGGCCATCCGCATCGGGAAGGAGAATCGGGCGAAGGAGTTGGAGCGGTTGATCGGGGAGCATGTGGCGAATCATCAGAGTGAGTATGCGGTGGCGGAGCCGACGGAGAAGGAGCGGCTGGAGCTGTCGGCGATGCGGCAGGCGTTGTCGGAGTTGCGGGCCGAGCTTGCGGCCGGGTAGGCCGGTGGCACCGGCGGGCCAATGGAAAAACAGGAACAACCAAAAACGAAAGGGAAAAACTATGAGCAGTGAAAATCAGAATGAGAACGGGAAGGTGGTGGATTTTGAGCGGGCGGCTTTGGCGCAGAAGTTGGTGGAGCTGCACGCGAAGGCAAAGCTGGATTTAGGTGAGATGTGGGCTTCAGCGACGGTGATGGAGCGGTTGTGCATCGGCGCGATGATGGACGCGACGGGGGAGAAGAATCCGCTGACGGCGGTGAAGCCGTTGGTGAAGCGGTTCACGGCGGCGGGGATCGATCCGATGATGTGGATGGTGACGGCGGTGGATATGCAATCGTTGCACGATGGGCCTATGGGGGAGTAGTTGCACTACGGGCCAATTATTAACCAGGAAAGGAAACAGGAATTATGAGCGAGACACCTAAAACAGATGCAATCCGAATCACGATAGCCGCTGGCGACTGGCGCAAGGAATCTGATTGCACAGAAGCGGCATTGAACCATGCCGCCAACATGGAGAAGCAGCTAATCTCCGCCAAGAAGTCTGAGCAAGATTGCCGTCAAATCATCACGACTTACTGCGAAGAAATTGACGGGCTGAATAAGCTCATCGCGCAGAAGGATGGGGAGTTGAGAGCGTTGAGGGAGGTTGTTGAAAAGCATCTGCCTTGCTGTCATGAGCCAGATGAATACTCAAACGACTGTGTAAAACATTGTTCAGCTTGCGCCTTATTGAAGGAAATCTCCACCCCATCACCTAGCGCGGTGGTGCCTAAAACCATCTCGATGGACACGGCGCAGAAGTTGGCGGATTGCCTCAAGTTTGCGCACTTCACAACTGACCTAGAGGGAAAGCGTAAAGAAGCCCTCGCCCAGTTCGAGGCCGAGAAGGGAGGGGTGTAGCCATGACTGACGAGCATGGGGATTTTAAGAAGTCGCGGCTTCGGAAGCAGCATGCGCCTGGGATAAGCGGGGTGGATCGGTTGCCGCCGCACTCTTTGGAGGCGGAGCAGGGGGTTTTGGGGTGTTGCCTGCTGGCGCCGGCGGAGTCGATCAATCTGGCGGGGGAACGGTTCAAGCATACGGTGGAGGTGTTTTATGATCTGCGGCATCAGGTGCTGTTCTCGCATCTGCTGGCGATGCAGAAGCATGGGGAGGCGATTGATCTGGTGACGTTGACGGGGCGGTTGTCGGTGGCGCATGAGTTGGAGGAGGTGGGTGGGGTGGGGTATCTATCGAGCGTGATGGATGCGGTGCCGAGTGCGGCGAATCTGCCGTATTACCTGGATATCGTGTGGGAGAAGTATCAGTTGCGGCGGGTGCTGCAGACGGCGGCGAAGGTGTCGGCGATCATCTACGAGCCGGAGATGTTGGATGGGCGGCAGCGGACGCTGGAGCAGGCGCTGGATGAGATCGAAAAGGAGTTCATGGCGTTCACGGCGTTGCGGACTTCCAAAAAGGAGGCGAGCGCGCAGGAGTTGACGATCGCGACGATGGATGAGATCGAGGAGTATCAGCGGGGGAAGGGCGCGATGCGGGGGTTGTCCACGGGGTTTGCGTATCTGGACAAGATGCTGTGCGGGATGCAGCCGGGGCAGTTCATCATCGTGGCGGCGCGGCCGGGCTTCGGCAAGACGAGCCTAGGGATGAATGTGGTGGAGCATGTGGGGCTGGATCTGCGGGTGCCGTGCGGGGTGTTCTCCTTGGAGATGACAAAGGAGGAGTTGTGGAGCCGGCTGATGTTCCAGCGGGCGCGGGCGGATTATCAGCGGTATCGCACGGGTTACCTGACGAGTGATGACACGGAGAAGTTGCCGGCGGTGGCGAAGCAACTTTTGACGGCGCCGATATGGGTGGATGATGAGGCGAGCATCAGCATCATGGAGCTGCGGAGCAAGGCGCGGCGGATGGTGCAGGAGCATGGGATCCGGCTGATGATGGTGGATTACGTGCAGTTGATGAAGGGGGAGCGGGGCAAGCATTACAATTCGCGGGCGGATGAGCTGACGGATGTGAGCAACGGGCTGAAGGCGTTGGCGAAGGAGTTGCGGATTCCGGTGCTGGCGCTGGCGCAGTTGAATCGCGAGGCGGAGAAGGAGAGTCGCAAGCCGCGGATGAGTGATCTGGCGGATTGCAGTGCATTGGAGAAGGACGCGGATGCGCTGATGTTCATCTGGGAGCCGAAGTTGAAGGATGAGCAGCAGCGGGAGGTGGTGCAGCAACTGGGCGGGGATTGGAGTAATTGGAGTCACCGGCGCAATGTGTTCGTGGCGAAGCAGCGGAACGGGCCGACGGGGGATTGTGAGATGATCTTCCGGAAGAGTTGCATGCGGTTCGAGCAGTATAAACGGAATGCGGCGGCGGTGGTGGCGCCGGATGAGGGGGAAGACTAGGCCGGTTGCACCGGCGGGCGAATATTGAGAAAGGAAACGGAGATTATGATGAATGCGATTTTAAGAGTGGCGCGGCGGCGCTTGGCGGAGGTGAGGGATGCACTCTGGCAACGCGATCGGCGGATTGATTATCTGGAGCGACGGCTGCGGGAGGAGGAGCGGCGGGCTGATAATGCGGAAGGGAGGCTAAACCGAATTTGCCGGGTGAAAATGGATGAGACGGGGTGGGACCCGTATATCAGAGCAATCACGGTGGCGGTCGATTTCGCGGCTATAAGGCACGGGCGGGTGGACCGGGTGAGATTAAAGGAGGAGCTGGGCCGGATGGCGGTGCAGCAGCTTTTTGATGAGTTGGAAAAGAAGGGTTAAAGCATGGAAACATCGAACATCGAACATCGAACGTCCAACATCGAGAGTAAGGCGGGGAAGGAGCGGCGGGCGTTGTTGCGGGCGACGCCGCATCCGCTGGTGCCGTGGGAGTTCACGGAGGCGGATGTGGCGAATGCGCCGGAGGCTTTGCTGCCGCAGATCCTCCAGATGTTTCACAAGCGGGAGGAGTTGATCCGGCTGGCGAGTGATGAGGGGAATCCGTTCTTGTACGGGTTTGATCTGCCGCATTGGCGGGATGCGGATCGGGAGCTGCGGCGGCCGGATATGAAGGGGCAATATATCGGGGGCGGGAAGAGGGCGACGAAATCAGAGCGGGCGGCGAAGCGGATGGTGCAGGCGGCCATGGCGTTTCCCAAGGGGCGCATGTGGTGCATGCAGGGCTCAGAGAAGACGAGCATCGCGGAGCAGCAGTCGCTGATCTGGAAGTATCTGCCGCCGGAGATCAAGGCGTTGAACGGAAAGAAACGGCACGGGGCGGCGAAGATCAATTACTCGCAGGATGGCGGGTTCACGGATCGCATTCTGGTGCTGCCGAATCGGACGGAGATGCATTTCCTGACGTACAACCAGGATTACAAGGAGTATCAGGGCTGGCAGTTGGGGGCGCAGTTGTCGATGGACATGGAGGATGCGATGGCGGATCGGGCGGAGCTGATCAATCTGGGGGCGTGGCTGGATGAGGATGCGACGTGGGAATGGGTGAACACAGTGCGGTTGCGGTGCACGACGCGGAATGCGAAATGGATCTGGACGTTCTCGCCATTGATGGGGATCACGACGGCGATCAAGGAATTGATCGGGGTGGCGCGCACGACGGAGAGCCGGCCGGCGGAGTTGTTGAGCGAGCAGCGGCGATATGTGGATGATTGTCCACCAGGGCATATGCCGTACGTGCAGCAGGCGGGGACACCGGGGGTGAGTGTGTTGTATTTTCACACGATCTTGAATCCGTTTCCGCCGAACTATGAGAACGTGCGGGAGGCGCTACAGGGCAAGCCGGAGTCGCAGATCATGCAGGATGCGTATGGGTATGCGACGGATACGAAGCATCGCGCGTGTCCGATGTTCGGGCAGGTGCATATCGTGAAGCCGGGGCAGTTGCCGGTGACGCGGCTGAATGTGATGGTGCAAGATCCGGCGGGGAATCGTAACTGGTGCGCGATCTGGGTGGGGGTGTCGTCGCAGCGGGCGAGCAATGGGAAGTTCAAGAAATACATTTATCGGGACTGGCCGAATGCGCAGGCGTATGGGGCTTGGGCGGTGCCGTCGAGTAATCCGAATCAGTTTGACGGGGATCGAGGGCCGGCGCAGCGGTCGATGGGTTACGGGATTTTGCAATACAAGCAGGAATGGCTGGCGCAGGAGCGGGTGTTGCCGACGGGCAAGCGCCTGGATGGGACGGATGAGGTGGACCCGTATCGGGTGAAGCTGGCGGCGGAAGCGAAGGAGCGGGAGGTGGCGGTGCAGGAGGTGATCGGGGAGCGGTTCATCGATCCACGGGCGGGGCGGGATGCGAAGATCAGCGAGGATGGGGGGACGTGCATCATCGATCTGCTGGGGGCGGAGCAGCGGGATGGGAAGTCGGGCGAGGTGATCGGGCCGGTGATGGATGTGCAGCCGGCCAAGGGGCTGAATGAGCGGGAGGGGTTGAGCGCGATCAATGAGATGCTGCACTACGACAAGAAGCAGGATCTGGATGGGGTGATGAATTGTCCGGAGCTGTATGTGAGCGAGGAGTGTGAGCAGGTGATCTGGGCGTTGAGCAACTACACGGGGACGGGTGGGGAGAATGCGGGGTGCAAGGATATCATGGATCTGCTGCGGTATCTGGCGACGGCGGATGTGCAGTATTACGATGCGACGGTGAGGGCGGCGTGGGGTGGGGGGTCGTATTAAACCACGGAGACACGGAGAACACAGAGAGGAAAGGGAAGAGGATGAAGGATTTTAAACAAGTTTGGTCATGCGGAGGTGGAACGCAGTCTTGCGCGATTGCGGCCTTGATAGTTCGCGGTGATTTGCCGAAGCCAGATTTGGCGGCGATTGCTGATACTGGTTATGAGCGAGCCACCACTTGGAATTATTTAGACGAGGTTTTAAGGCCTGCACTGGCCACGGTAGGTGTCGAGATTCATAGCGTCAAAGCTGCTGAATGGGCAAAGCCTTCAATGCGTGGTGTTTTTTCAAATCCTGGAACGCTACTAATTCCGGCATATACAAATGAAAGTGGTGAAATTGGTAAGTTCTCTTCGTTTTGCAGTGGAGCGTGGAAGGCTAATGCGGTGGACAGATGGCTTTCTCAGACGCATGGAATCACACGAAGCAAGTGTGTGAAATGGATTGGTTTTAGCTACGACGAAGCCCGCCGGGTAAATCGCATGAGAGAGGGAGCGGAATTTAAGGCGGGGCTTATCCGATTTCCCCTCATAGATGACGTGCTCACCAACCGTGCTCAAGCAATCGCATTGGTTGAAGAAATGGGCTGGCCAACGCCTCCACGATCCAACTGCTGGATGTGTCCAAACCAAGGCGACCATGAATGGAGAAGTTTGCCGCCTGCAGAATTTTTACAGGCTGTTGAATTCGAGCGGGAAATTCAGAAGCGCGACCCCAACGCCTTTCTACATCGTAGTTGCACGCCTTTGGACAAGGTGAACTTTGAGGAGGAAGAGGATCTTTTTAGCCGTCCTTGTGATTCTGGGATGTGCTTTATCTAATTACCTTGACGGGGGGAGTATAGTGCGGGTTGGTCTGTCTTTCTGTCTGATTGATTTTTGAGGGTTTCTTATGGCGACTGAGAATTATCGTGATCCGCTGGCGGAGGCTTCGCTGAAGCCGAAGTTGAAGGAATTGATCCAGCAATTCCAGGGCTGCACGCCGTACACGTCGAACGGGTGGAATCGGCTGACGTTCAATGAGCGGCAGCGGTTGAACATCTGGGCGAATCAATGGGCGGACGGGAAGAAGCGTTCGACGGGGGATCATCAGGCGTTTCCGTTTGACGGGGCGAATGATCATCGGCCTTTGACGGCGGATGAGCTGGTGAATGAGGCGGTGGATATTTGCACGACGGGGTTCACGCGGGCCCTTGGCCGGCAGATGGCGGGGCAGAAGGAGGAGAGCCAGTATGCGCTGAAATTGCTGGGCTGGCTGGTGAATGACAAGCTGGTGCACCGCTTGCAGAATGAGGTGGAGTTGTCGGCGCAATACATGCATACGCTGGGCTGGGTGATGCTGCATCCGACGTGGGATCTGGAGATCGAGTATCAGCGGCGGACGGTGACGCTGGAGGAATTGATGTTTTTGGTGGGGCAGATGCCGCAGGGGAGCATTCCGCAGGATCTGCCGGCGTTGATCTTGGACGAGACGATGGATGAGGTGACGGCGCCGGCCATTCAGCAGATTTACCAGGTGTATGCGGTGGCGCAGGTGAATGCGGTGGCGGATGTGGAGGTGCCGGAGATGAAGCTGGCGAAGGCGAAGCGGGCGGTGAAGGAGCTGCGCGAAGAGGGGCAGACGGAGGTGGCGCTGCCGTATGTGTGCCGGAATGAGCCGATGGTGTATGCGTTGAAGCCGTGGGAGGATGTGTTCATCCCGGGCGATTGCACGGATATCCAACGGGCGAGCGTGGTGTATCATCGCGAATGGCTGACGGAGCAGGATATGCGCGCGAAGGTGCGGACGGAGGGCTGGAATGCGCGCTGGGTGGATGAGGCGTTGAAGTTCAAAGGGAAGTTCTCGAGCTGGGGCAATAACTACGCTTATGCGGAAATGCCCACAAGCATCGTGACGGCGATGCAAGGGACGGGGCCGGGCACGAGCTGGACGCAGACGGAGACAGGCAAGGATGGCTTGGTGGAGGTGGTGCATGCGGTTTACAAGGCGCTGGACAGTGACGATATCCCGGCGGTGTATCATACGGTTTTCCATGTGAGTGTGGCGGATTCGTATGCGCTGCATGAGATCATGGACACCCCAGAGGGAAAGATCCCGTATGTGGCGGGCCAGCGGGAATTGTGGAATCGACTGATCACGAGCAGCCGCGGGGTGCCGGAGATCGTGAACACCTGGCAGCGGGTGGAGAAGGTGACGGTGGATGGGGTGGTGGATTACACGAGCGTGGCGGTGTTTCCGCCGCTGAATGTGTATCAGAACAGCGTGGGGGCGCGTTATAAATTTGGGCCGGGGGTGCAGAACACGGTGACGCCAGGCAAGGAGCCGGGGTTCCTGAACATTCCGCAGGTGGGCTTGCCGTGGGCGTTCAATCTGCTGGAGGTGAATGAGAAGAAGATCGATCGTTACTTTGGACGGCGCGGGCCGAATGTGGACCCGACGGTGAGTGACACGAAGAATCAAGGGCGGGTGAATCGTTTCCTGATGATGTGGACGCAGGCGTTGAAGATGGCGCTGGGGTATTGTCGCATGTACATGCCGGATGCGGAGTTCGCCAAGATCACGGGCGCGCCGGAGGGTTGGCTGGAGAAGCGGCGCAAGCAGCAGAATCTTTTCGATGCCCAACTGGGCTTTGATGTGCGGGAGCTGGATCCGGAGTTCGTGAAGGGCATGTTGCAGACGGTGAACGAGACGGTGATCCCGACGGATGTGGGCGGGGTGGTGGATCGCGCGAAGTGGACGAAGATGCAACT